TGCATTCAATGTAGCAGATGTAACTGTACCCGTATTATTCTTAATATCGGTTTTTAGCTTATTGAATAACCTAGTACCTAGGTAATTCTGCAGGTGAATATCCTGTGCTACCTTAATCCATTGGATAAAATTATCCGTATCCACGTTACCATTGGTAGCAGTGAATTTAACTAGATCCTGTCTTGTTATAAATAGTACTTCCATTATTTATTGTAATCTGGGTGATGTCCATTATTAGGCATATCTATCGGAGGAGTATTAGCATCTCCTGATCCTACAGGATTAGGCATATAACTCTTAGGTATAGTAGCTACCTGCTCAGATGAGCTCAATGCTTTATCAGGCCGATAGGTGCCATCTGTATTTTTCTTTAATCTATATAGCTGTTCAGTCCAGAAATGTCCACAGTTAACCCCTCCTTTGAACTTGAATAAATCATATGGCTGTCCATTGTGCCCTAGCTCCTCATTCACTCCTGCTCTACTTGCAGCATCTATATCCTCTAATCTGTATACTACTCCGTTGTTAGTACGTCTCATCATCTGCTTGCAGAAGTCCCGGCTATTATCCTTATTGTATCTCTCAGAATATCTATAACGCACCTTATATACACTCTTATCTAGGTAACTGAATCCGTTAGGGTTACTCTTAATGAATCCGCTTAACTTCTCCAGGATAGTTCCCTTAGGTTTAATCATTCTAGTAGCCCACTCTTCTGTGCTATCATTCTTATCTGACCATTCTCTCTCATCTACCAGCTCCCATTCATCATCATTATTCTGCTCGCCGGATAGATTATCTAGCACATTATATAGCACCTCATCAGATACATCCTCTTTCTTTAGCTGAACAGGTGCAGGTTTCAATCCTACTAGAGATCTAATCTCATCAGCAGTCATGGATTCTAGCACTCTGTTAGCTACTAATGGGCTCATCATATTGATAGCATCAGTAACTTTAGTAGCTTCATCCGTAGTAGTTAGATCACCCTGTGCATCTAATGGGTTTAATGTCTCGAAATATAGCTTCAGAGCTATGCCATTATAAGCTAGAATCTTATCAAATGCATCTAGCATTACCTCCTGTAGTGGAGTAATTACCATGTTATTGAATAGAATAGCACTATTTTTGAGCTCATCTGCATTAGCAGAGAATCCTGTAGTGGTAGCAATACCAAATAATAGTGGAGATGTTACGTTATGGCCTATTAATATCTTACGTACACACTCCTCAGATAAGTACTTATACAGCTCAGGAGCCTGCTCTACTGGCATATTCTCTATAGTTGCTGCAGTTTCTTTAGATGTATTGAATGATACCACTAACTTATCCCCCTGTGGGCCTGTTAGCTTATTCATGATATCACTCTTAATCATCTGCTGCTGCTCCTCAGATGGCACCCCATTATTAAAATTAATGATAGTGCTAGGGCTGAATGAGCTCTTAACCAGGTTAATCATATAATCAGATGTCTCCTCCTCCAATACTGCATATGGAAGTGCTCCCTGGTAATCAGGATAGGAATAGTACTTCATCCCAACAGAATAGGGCTTCACGTATAATATCTCTATCTCATCCTTTGACGTACCAAATGCAGCTATTCTTTTAGGTGCAAACTTTCTGATATCACTCCAGTTATCTGAGTAGTAATATCCTGTTACCTCACCCTCCTCATTACATTTCTCAGCTCTTAATAGATGTACTGGGATGTGATGTACCTTAGCTATCTTTTTATGGTCCTTAGTGTATAGTACCTGGATAGCGAACTGCCCCATCATTTTGAAATCTAGAGCCATCATTCTTACATCATCCTTCTCAAATAGGCTCATCATCTGTGCATATTCGTTAGGTTTCTTTCCAGCATCCAGTGCCTTTAATCCTTTACCGTAGATTAATCTAGCTACGTTGTTGATTACTGCAGAATTTGTAGTGCTGTTGATGTATCTATCTAGGAGCCACTGGAAGTGCTGATTATCCTCCCCATACTCCACCCATGAATCTCTTTTAGATTCCTTTATTACAGGTGGCTGATAGGCTGCTAGATTAATTACGTGTATATTATCCATATTAGTACATTAAAAATTCATTATCCTCTGTAGCAAAGGACTTGTAAGTATTGTTATTAGGAGTATAATTAGCTGCTATTTGATCAGTGCAGAATATCCTATCCCGGTACACATCATTTCCATTAGCATCTTTCAATACTAATCTGTAGTAATTATTCTCAGTGAAGTTATAATTAATATTACTAATCTGCACATAGTAGTCATGATCATATATATCAATCAATGCTATAGATAAAGTAGTGCTAATATTGGTAGCTTCATTGGTTATAACCATACTATCAGGAGTATTGCCCCTTCCAATATAATTGAATGTAGTAGCTGTATTATTAATAACTATCATATAGATATAACTCAATAAGTTAAAATTTGTTTCTAAAAAGAAAGGGGAGCTAATGCCCCCCTCTCAATATAGCGAAACCCCTAAACGCTATTAAGTAGTAACTAGTGTTGGAGATCCTAACAAAGTAAGTAAATCAGCTTCAGTAGCACAATCTAAGAAGTTCGCAGGCTTCTCCTCCATGGCTTCAAAAGTAAGTTGATAACCATTAAAATCACCATACGCAACTCCAGAATTAATGCTACCAGCAGTAGCATCACATCCTCTGTATAGACCAGCTAAAAAGAATTGGTTACCATTTGTACGTACCACAATATGTGGACGGCCATAAGCTAAGATTTTAAATTGTTTGTGAAAAACAGGATCTTGTCTCTTTAATTGAATAGTCAATGTCTGAGTAAAGAATGTAGTACCATTATCACGTGATGTGTTAACAGTAGTATCAAATCCATTCTGACCTTTCAATTCATATTTGTAGATGCTAGGAATAGATCCACCGATAGCAGTGATTTGATCATCTAATGGAGCAGTATCATAGGTTACATCTCCACCTCCTGTAGTAGGATCTGGATTGAAGGTACCGTAGTTAATAAAGTAGATCGCCTGGATACCAGAGATACTATCTTTACACTGCTCAGTTCTTCCGTTTGAAATTATACAAGGCATTGTTTTGAGTATTAAAGGGGAGCAGTTACCCACTCCCCATGATTAATTAATTATTAGTTAGCAGAGTTAGTAATACCGTATGTTACGATATCCTCAACAGCACCATACTGAGCACCTCCAGCCATACGCATGATAACACGTACATTTTGAGATCCATCAACATCTGACATATCAATAACTTTAACCTCATTCAAATCAGAAAGAATAGAAGTACCAAAGAATAGGTTATCAGATGTAGTAGCGATAGCAGTATTTGAAGCTAATCCTGGAGCCCAGAAAATCTCAACTCCGTCAATGCTTAATGCACCGTTGTTATACCACATTGTGCTCATGTTGTTAACACCAGTACCTGGAGCTACGTTACCTGCAGTACCAGATAATGTAGAGAATCCACCCAATGCACGTACATATGCTTTAGCGATATTTGTAGGTACATATATTTTCAAGTTCGGGTTACCATAAAGAGTAGCAGGAATAGCATCAACGATCTTACCTAACTCAGTAACTACATTTAATGCAGTAACTGTAGTACCAGCAACTTCCTGAGCAGCAGGTAGAGCAGCATCCAATGCAACTAAAGTAGAGATACCATCAAATGATCCAGAAGTACCAGTAGCACCTGTCCAGAATGCAGTTTCTACGTTAGCAGCAACTTTATCAGATACATAAGCAATCATGTAATCAGCGAATGATTTAGGTAAAGTTTTGAATGAGCTGAATCCCATCTCAGCAGCTTGCCATGTAGAGAAGAAATCTTTTTTACATAACTCAAGATTCACCTGTAAATCCTTAGTGATAAGTACTTTCTCAGTTAAAGTAACTGTAGAAGGATCAGAGAATGAACAGGTAGAGTTTTTCAAAATTGCATCTGTTGCAACTTTTTGAATAACTTGCTTGTAATGTACATTAGGAAGTACAGTTACTCCACCATTCTCAATGGTAGGAGCAGATAAAAGAGCAGCAGATACATATTTCCCTGCAAACTCACCAGCATAAGTGGTTGTAATTGAAGTAGCCATTTTTTGTTTTTGTTTTTATTAATTGTTTAATTTATTTAAGATTCGGTCCATAGTAGATTCCTTTCTACCCATTCCCCACTGGAATGATTGAGTAGGATTTTCTTTCTCTGGATTATGAGCTATAGGCTTAGCAGCAGGTTCTTCAATTACAGGAGCCTCTTCTACTACAGGCTGCTCAGATAATTGTGCTTTCAATGCTTCATTCTCTGCCTTTAACTCTTCGATTTTACTGAATAACATCTCCTCAACTTGTGATTTGATGATCTTTTTAGGTTGAGCTGCAGGAGCCTCTTCAGCCATCTGCTCCTCCATCATTGGGGCCTCAGCTTCAGGAGCTTCAGGAGCCTCAACTTCTACCTCTACCTCAGGAGCTTTCTCTTTAACCTCAGCAATAACTCCCTCAGTAGCTACTACTAACATTCTGCCATCCTCTAACTCATACTCACCAACAGGCAAAGCAATACGCTGCTCATCCTCAGTAACAATAAATACTTCCATACCTGGCTCGAATGCATCAGCCTCTAGTACAGTTACTCCATCCATTAACTTCATGGATGCTAGCTCTACCTTCTCCATTCCGAGAAGTGCAGAGATACGTGATAAAATTGATTCTTTCATGTTTTTTTATGTATAACTCATTAATTAATACTCTGTTCCATTTTTAGTTAATCTGCCTAACCTGTACTATGTTAGTGATGTTACCCGGATGCTCTGTAGTAATGTCTCCAATACCCTGTGCCTGCAGTGATCCATCACAGCATTTAGCAGAATACTTCCCATCCTTACATAGGCATCCTCTTTTGCCACCCTTAGGTGAGCTTTTACTTATTCTTTCTTTACTCATTTTCCTTGTCCTTTATATAGTTTAATGTAATTTTTAGCTCCTTTCATATTGGATGCCTTGCATTTAGAATGAATCCCTGGTCTTTTTTTCCTGGGCTTTCTCACAAATGATATTCCTGTGGATGCTTTAACCTTCGCCATTCTGATCTATTTTAGATTTTGCCCAATTCAATGCAGCCTTACCACCCCATAGTAGGTAGCTTATATATCCACAATCATTACTATCTCCCTGATCATAATATACCTCAGCTCTGGATAGGTAGCTGTACATTCTCTTAATGGTTTCCATGCTCACCTTCTCACCATTGGCTAACTGCTGTGCTCTAATCTTACCTACCTGTGTAGCACATTTATTACCATTCCTTTCATTCAATGCAATACCTCTCTGTGCATTCCTTCTAACTACAGATGGATAATCATTATAGCTCTGCTCCTCTAGCTCTTGCCCTCGCATAACCTTCTTAATCTGCTCTATCAGGTATTCCTTCTCCTCCTCCATAGTTTTTCTCATGGATGTTTCCAGAGCCATCTCATACTTATCTGCAAAGTATCCCTCTATACTGAATCCCTTTACCTCACCATCCTTAACTTTTTTCCATACATCCGGGTTATTCACCTTCATACTGATCATCCATGTACCTTTAGGTAATGAGAATCCATAGGCTGCACTCTTATCCTTTTCAGGATTATCAATGATCCAGGATTCCACTACAGTCATTCCATCTATTTCTTTATCATGCTCATAGGTAGCCTTCTGATGGTTGCTATTTATGAAAAACATTTCACTCGCTTTTCTCACTGTATCCTCACTGAAGTAGATATAGAATTCACCATGCTTAGGATTCTTTCTAAATATCTGCTTATTCGGTATCAATGCAGGGCCCATGAGTAGCTTTTTTTCCTTATCTACTGTAGCCAGTTCTATAGATTCCTTACTTAATTTGATGAAATTCTCTTCTATAGCAGGATCCTCTACCACTGATACAGCATATACTCCCATCTCTTTATCCTTCTCATCCAGGATTAGTTCAATTATTTTCATTATAATGTAGCGTTAGTTATTCTATTTCTATCTAGTGCCTGCTGTGTAGTTACTTCTGCACCTACTACATAGGCCTTTATTGGCTGCTGTTGTAACTGAGCTAACTGATTCAGCCCGTTATTACCTACTACGTTAAAGTTAGGAGCCATCACTCCACCTCCTGCACCACCACCTGATGCACCACCACCCCCACCTGATGCGGATGGAGCTGATGGAGCAGAGCCTCCACCCCCTATCTCTTTCAATGCCTTAGCTGTAGCAGCTACGTTAGCAGCTATTCCTAATCCTAACTGCACGTTGTTAGCTGCAATCACAGGAGCAGCAGATACTCCACTGGATGCAATAGCTTGCGGAGTAGCCAATGCACCTAAGTTAGCTAGCTTGTTAGAGATAACCATCTTAGCAATACCTGCAGCACTCTCCACAATTACAGCAGTTTTCTGAGCCGCCTTACTTTTACCAAATAATTCCTTAATTAAATTGGCTGCCTGGCTAGCTATATCAGCATATTGATTCTGTAGTGCAGCCTTCTGCTCATATGCAGCCATCTCATCATCTACCTGTTTTTTATATGCTGCCTGATTATCTGCAGTGATGCCATCCTGATAGGCTTTGTTATTAGCTCTGGATGCTGCTTGAAATTGCTCCATAGTAATTAGCCCGGCATCTAATTTATTCTGTAGCTCTATCTGCTCCTTATCATATGCTAATTTTCGGATGGCTGCCTCCTTATCTAACCCATCCTGCATAGCTGCTATCTTAATCTCCTCTGCAGTGATGAATTGTTTTGTGGCTGCATCATCCATCTCCTTCATCATCTCCTGCAGCTTCTTTGCTTTATCCTTTTTAGCCTGTATCTCTAGATCATCATACTTCTTATTGATAGCTACCTCTTCAGCACCCTGTTGTTTCTGCAGATCACTAGTATCCTTACCCGCCTTATCAGCTAAATCATATAGTGCCTCATATTTATTAGCAGTAGCCTGTAGCTCTTTCTGCCTAGCATCAGTTATATCTGCTTGTCTCTTAGCCTCAACAGCATCATAATAAGCCTGTAGTTTATCATTGTATTCCTTTATCTTTGCATCTGCTGCTTTATTGATCTCATCCTGTTGAGCTGCTGCTGATTTAGCATTATCTAATGTAATCTGATTGATTTGTAACTGAGCTCCATCTATCTCACTCTTTGTCTTTGCTAGTGCTTTCTTTAATTCAGCTATCTCCTTATCTGATTCTGCAGCTACTTCCTTAGGATCGAATATCATACCTGCTAATCCTTCTGCTGCATATTCTCTGAAATCAGATAAATACTCATTCACAGTTTTAATCTGTAGCTCACTCTTACCTAATGCCTTCAATCCTTGGTTAATGGTAAGAATAGTACCATCTACCATTAATGCAATAGCTCTGAATGGGAGTAACATCCCTTCAAGCTGCATAGTTACATAGGCTTTGAGTAGTTTATTATTCCTTTCGGCTGCAGCTACTTCTAGTTTTTTCTTATTTTCTGCTAGTTTAATATCCTCCTCCTGCTCTTTAGCTAGGTTTTTTAGCCTAATCATTCTGAGTTGCAGTATCTCCTTCTCAGTTTTTCCTTGGAGCCTTAATGAATTCTCTTGTAATCCGAATAAATCTACCTGTTTCTGTGCAGAATCTACCTGCATCTTAGATAGATCTATATTATTCTGTAGCTCAGAAGTTACTCCTCCTACTGCTGCCTTAATATCATCCCAATATGCTACGATAGTACCTAATGCTACTACTAATAAACCTATCCCTGTGGCTGCTATAGCTCCCTTAATCCCATTAAATGCAGTTTTACCTGCTACTCCTGTAGCTTTGAATCCTACTGCAGCCTCAGCATTGGCAACTGTCTGAGCCTCGGTAGCTAATACGCTAGATCCTACTGCTGCTGTTTGCTCCTCCTGGACTACAGTTAAAATTCCTAGCTTAATTGCTGCATCTTTAATGGTAGCTCCTAACTGTTTGAAGGAATCCCTAGCCTCTCCTAATGACTGTAACCCCTGTGATAGAGCCATAGCACTCTGGACCTTTAGCATAGCTTTTTGGATATCCTCACCCTCAGCTCCTACTAATCCCATAGCTCCCTGAACAGCAGAGAATCCTCCAGCTACTCCAGTAAGAGATGCACTCAATGCCTTGAATTTAGCATCCGGATTAAACGCATCAGTTAATGCCTTAGCATCCCCTATCCTATCCTTTAATTCTGCAGCTCTCTTAGCAGCATTTACAGCCTGTTGAGATGTGGCACCATACTTATCAGCTAATGCAGCTACTTCAGCCTGTGCCTCACGTAACTGTGCTTTTAAGGACTTGGAATTATCCTTAACCTCTAATTCAATTGTTCTTTTTTCTGCCATCTCTCATATATAACTCACGTTGCTTAGCTTTGTACACCCCCTTTATATCTGTTCTAATGGCATACTTTCCTTTTGCTATTTCTATTAGTTCACTCTTTCCTAAGTGTTCAGTGATGCTTAGCATCTGTATTATGTGATGTATCATATTTTAATCTCCTTCTGGTAATGGTGGTATAATATCATCCGGGCTAACTGGCATGAAGTCATTTAATAGCTTCATGGTTACCTCTCCAGATGTTAGGTTACTATTCAAATCATTAATGATATATCTCTTATCTCTAATTATCACCCTGTCATTCATTCTCAATCCTGTGAGTAATGAGATAGGCAGAATAGTTTTATATGTGGTGAGCCTATTCTTTACGTTGTATAAATTGGATAGGTACTGAAAGTAATATGTGGCAAATAGGCTCTGCTGAATTGGATATAGATGGTAGGTAGATGTCTCAGGTGCAAAGTTCAATGAATAATCTACATGAGCCAATGATGTGAAATCCTGGCCAAACATGGTATAGAAATGTGATGACCTTGTACCTGATACGGAATCTTTGTATATGATGTGATTAGTCAAATAATGCACAGCACTATACTTGTATAATATCACAGGCTTAGGGATGTATGGAGCCAATGAGCTGTTCAAACAATACCCCACCTGTAAATCATCCCCTGCAAATTTATTGAACATCATATTCTCAAATGGTACTTCAATCACAAACTCAGGCCCATCATATGGGTACTGGTAATCAGTATTCCCATACTCCTTACTCCATTTTTGAAAGTAGTACTTATTCATAGCACTCTCACTGCTCTGATATTTGAATGCTATCCTCTTATATAATGGCACCTTAGCTACCTCCACACTACTCACATCTGTATACTCAGTGATATCAAATACCCTACCTGCTGCATACCAGTCAAGTAATGGCTCTACAGTATATTCATTCAATGCAGTAGCCTCACACACTAGGTTAAATTCTTTTAATATCCCTGCAAAGAAATCCGCTATTTTAATATCAGGAGCTGCACTGGCTAGGTTAGTACCTGATACGAATGTTAAGGTATTGGTAGTATACTCAAAATAATCCACCATAGTAGCACCATAGTACAGGAATGAATGCTTAACATACACATCTATTACGGATGCATTCTCAGTTCTAATGCTAAATGTGTACGTCTCATCTAATCCATATACGTTAGTGCTTAGGATGTTACCGGATACTGATAAATCTACTGCATCAATGGTATTGAAAAATACCCCATTTCTGTACACATCTATGTGCCATGTGGTACCTGTTACTGATACTGATATAGGAATGAAATCTATCTGATGGTAAGATGCACCTGCACCTGGTAGATATACGAACTGAATGCTATCATTTACATAGGATACATATGCACTCAAATCATAGTTAGTAAAGGATGAAGTATTCACCCCTGTGATATCTATCCCCTGTGGAGCTGAACTGAATGATGGTACATTCTTATTTTTAAACCATAGGTAAGCAGCTATGAATCTTTCATCTGCAAAGAAATTACTATTGAATGTTATCCCATACTTCTGCTCAATCAATCTCATGATGATATTCAATCTAACTGCAGGGAATAATTCTGCCTTAGGATTGATAGCCCCCGAATTAATATGTATGTCATTATTAGTAGTAGTTCCTGTTACGTAGTTAGGTGATGTATAACTACCCTGTGCTCCGTTGTATTCCCACAGCCTGTTAGATGTTATCAATGGCCATGCTATATCAGGATCAGGATAGGTGCCATCTATTCTATCTACTATCTCATTCAAGGTCCAGTCATGCTCATATGCTGAATAATCTAGATCCTTTAATTTATCATCCCCGAATTTATCCTTCAAGCTAACTAACTCCCCATAGAATGTAATGGTATAATCCTGCACTCTGCCATTAACTACCGTAGCTTTCTCCAGGGATATCCTCCCTTTTCTAAATGTGGTTAAATCTATCTCAATATACCCATCTCTACGCAGGCCATAATCTAATGAGCCATCTACAGCATTTTCATAGAAGTGTTCAAATATCTGATTATTATTAGATGTACCTGGCACAGTGAATGATTGGCTCATATCAGTATGCGTCTTACTGATATCAGTTACATTCTGAATACTACTACTTACCTGTATCTGCTCATCATTGAATAGATCTAATGCTCTACCCTCTATGAATACCTTTACCTGTCTATCCATTATATAGCTGTTTGAATCACATCAAATGCGAGCTCTATCTCTATTTGATAATTGATAGTTTTGTTATTGATATTTTTCTGCTTATTAATGCTCTTTGTATTCACCTTTGCAGGCACTCTCTTGTTACCATCCACCCATATAACTCTCTCACTGAGTAGGAGCTCCTGCATAACTTCGCCATAACTCTCATCCACCCATCCAGTATTCATGATATACTTACGTATCCCATTAGCATTGAATACTCCCCTCTGGCCTTCACTCAATGTCATTGGAAGTACATCACTCATCATTAGATTATAGGTAGTGTTAGTTACATCTAACAGCTCCTGTGATGCCTTGAAAAAGAATTCACGCTGCCATCCACCGAATCTATTTAAGAAGTCAATGGTCATAGGCTCATATCGGCACTCTGTTTTCGGAATGAATGTAGCCTCCCATTGTAGCACATTCATATCATCATATATCTGCATGAGATTCCCAGCACTATAGTAGGTAGGGAATACCCTAAATAAATCATATACCCCCTTAGCAGTATACGTATTTAATTGGCTAGCTCCTGTGATTAGATTCTGCCTGTATACACTCCAATCCTTATCTAAATATGCAGTAACTATTCCAGCTCTATGTGCTCCAATGGATGCAGGAGTATTAGTAGAATCATACCAGTAGTAATGCTTAGTGCCATCCCCTAGCAGGATATCCCCCCTATCTACATTCGTTAACTCCTCAAAGTATCCATATCCATCATAGCATCTAGCAGTAACTGTCTGATCCAGGTAGTAGGTGCCTCCTATTAGATTATATGTTCTATATTCTACATAGGTATATTCATCATACTCCGTTAAATCATTCACAGTATTATAATTCATACCGTTACTCTTATGCTTCAGGTATTCCTTTAGATAGGGGCTGATGTTATAGAGATTCTCAGTAACCCCGGTAGCAGGTATTAGCTTACTCAATGTATATGTAGGAGTAGTAGGTACAGTACTTCCCCCATCATAGATATATAGCTCTACCTTAGAGCCTGTTTGTGATACATCATTAACTGATACTATATGCGGTGATCTAGTGAATATCCTTATCATTTTCTTTTAGCTTTTATTATCTGATCTAATGCCTCTAATGTGAGCTCCTCCATATCTAGCCCATACTTCTTAATTAACTCATCTGGCAGCTTTTTGTAACCCCCCTCGAATGCCTTAGTAAAGAATAGGCTAGGTTTAATACCTTTCCTAAATATGCTGCGAGCTATTAGGAATTGCAGGCTCTTTCTAGGTAGTAGCTTTCCATTCTCATCTCTAGGAGCTATCCCTTTTCTTACTAGCCACCCATCCAATTTTTTCATAGGTGGCATCTTAGTAGTATATTTATACGGTGATCCCCATCCACGTTCAATACCATTTACCCCCTTATCCTGGTAGGCTCCATACTCCTCCATCTCAAAGTAGATACCTATACTGTTAGGCATAGCTTTCACCTCACCATCAATGGAATTATACAGGGCTCCACTGCTCCGCTTACCACTCTTAGATAGATTAGATCTAGCCTGCTTAACTACGTAATCCCTGAACTTCTTTAGCTCATCATATGTTTGCTGCTGATCCATTAGCAGATAGTCATATCATTAGGGCAAATGATGTCTAATGTCATAGCCCATCCTACTAGGTTATTCTCGAATCTCTCAGTGAATGGCTCACAGGTAGGAGTAGATTCTACATGATAATTCAAATCATGCAGAGCCCCATGCAATAGCATCTGATAGGCTCTATTCAGAATCTGCAGGGTAGAATTCAATGCATCATTAGTATTATCCCTTGTTTCCCATTTAGTGTTATCCTCCACCTTCACAGCATCACAGATATCCATGCAGAATATAGTGATAGTAAATCTTTGGATGTTAG